GTGGTGAAGTTCGCGTGTGGCCCGGTCGGCTTCGTGCGGAACGTAAACGGCGACGCCATGGCTAGAAAGCAGGCTCAGTGGTCTGCGGCTGGCCCCACGGATCAGCCTGCGCAGGCGCGTTACCCCAACCACCCTGCTGCCGTGCCGGGGCCTGCTGCTGGGGCTGCTGCTGCCCGCCGTTGCCCTTCTCCAGTTTGCGGACGGCCCGGAGCTGGAGCACAGGTTTGGACCTCTTGTCGCCGTCCTTCTCCCACGACTGGGTTTCAAGCCGGCCCTCAACGTAGACCTGGTCACCCTTGGCGAGTTGCTGGGAGAGGCGTTCGGCTGTCTCTTCCCACGCCGTACCGTCGACGTAGAAGGACTTGGTGGTGTCCCATTCGCGGGTCTGCTCATTGAAGCGCCGGTCACTGAACGCGAGGCGAACGGACAGGACGGCCCTACCCTGCGGCGTGTACTTCATGTCCGGGTCGGCGGTGATACCTGCGAGGCCCTGAATAGTGGGAATGCTCATGCGTTCTGCTCCTGGTGGTTGTCTTCTCGTACTGCTGCAAGGATTTTTTGCGCATCCTCAGCGCTGATCTTCATGGGGTGGTCCCATTCGGTCCCGATGACCTGCCCGGCCGTGGCGAGTAACTGCTTGCTGTCGCCGTCGTAACCGGCCGCGGTTAGGGCGTTGGTGATCGCCTGCCATTGCGCCCGCCACGGTTCGGTCTGAGGCTCAGCAAGGACGGTCACAGTGTGTTGCTTGACCTTCTTTTGGCTGATACGCACAGGGATGGTGAAGTCGCCGGGAATGTGGGACATGGCGACGACTTCCACGCCGCCGACCTTGTCGCCCGCGTAGATGACTTCGGGGTTGTTGACGAGCTTCACCAACCGGCCCACCCACACGTCGGATTCGGTGCCCCATGCGTGGGCAATGACCCGCAGCATCCCCTTAGAGGGTTTCCACGGTCGCCCGTCCATGCCGACAAGGTCGATGATGACCGGCTTCACAGCGTCACCACGCCGCACAGCCTGAATCGTCGCCACAATCGGTGCGCCGGTCAGGTCTGAGGCATTGAGCTGATCGCTCTTGGCAACCAGTGCTTTCGATATGTCCATCAGAAAGTTATCTCCAATTCTGCAAAGTGATCTATACGTTCGGTGTCTGGCAGGTCCGCAGTGGACGCAAGGTAGGTGCTGACCGCTTCGTTTGCGGTGGCCTCGAACCACTCGACGGCGGAAAGGATGGCCGAGTGCCATGCAGGGTCCGGGTAGACGCGCTTGGTCCAGAGCTTCATGCCGCCCGAGTAGCTGACGTAGTCGCACCAGTCGCGCCCCGATACGAGAAGCCCGCACTGGACCTGCGCCATGTTCGCGGCAGGAACGGCGTCGGACAGGACTGTCGCAAGCTGGGCCTTCTGGTCACGACTTTTAATCTCAATCAAGCCGTTATCGCCAACGAGCCCGTCCGGCGAAAACCCAATCTTGTAGCCGTCGAACTCCTGAACCATGAACCCGATCTGGTCCACGGCCCATCCTTTGTGCTGGGCGTAGGCCTCGCGGGCGTAGGGCTCGTCAAGGGTCCCGCGTTCCATTGCGCGGCTTGGGTAGACCTTTTCAACGTTGCCCGTTATGCGTTCGGCAGCGAGCGTGAGCGCCAGAGTTCTTGCAGTGTCGCCGGTCGCTACCTTGTATACGGGCGGCAGGTCGGATGCAACCGCTGATCGCTCGTCGTGGATGGTCTTGATCGGGGTGGGCACTTTGCGGGCTGTGCTGATGCAGGGGTCGTCGGCTAGGGCGGCGCACTTGGGGCAGGCGACCGAGGTAGCATCCGGCGCGCCCTTGCTAATGAGCTGCCCGACAACCGAGGCCGTCACAATGCCGCAGCGGGCCGCCAACCATTCCGGGGTGCCCTGTTCGAGGTCTTCGTAAGTCGTGAGTGTCATGCTGCTGCCTCGCGTTCCTTGTACTCCATCGACCACTTTTCAGACTTGGAAACCACGACGCCCAAGCCCGATTGTGCGAGTGCAATTGCTGCTATTGCCCCGTAGGCGAGAATCATTGAGCCGGTGCCGGGCGTTCCTGGCTGGGTAGTCATGTTGCCTTGGTAGAACTTCACGCGGCCGTTGATAAAGCAGATGGCGTCTGCGTCCGCGCCGTAGTCTTGGAACCACTTCACGTCAGTGCGGGCGAAGACAAGCGCCATGCCATCCCCGTGCTCGTGCAGCTTCTTCATCCACTTAGGCGTTTGGGTCCCATATGGCGGGTTGACCCAAACAGTGCCGAACCACTCACTAGCGAGGCCGTCATCCTCAACCGTGTAGTGATTCAGCGCCGGAACGAATGACTTGCCCGCGCCGGGGGAGCAGGGGTCTAGGTCGAACTCGATACCAAGTGCGTCGAAGATGAACTTCGGCGTGTACCACTCCACCGACTCGTTGTAACTGGACTCGTGCGTAAATCCGCGGCTCATTTGGTCGTTCCTTTGAATGCGTAGGCGATGGCTTCGGCGTGGGTGTGGAAGTATTCCCAGTCGTTGACGGGGTCTGCTACGGTCCAGGGTTTGTCGCTGGGGCCGAGTAGGTTTCCGTTTTCGTCGTAGTCGCTGTTGAATACGGCAGTGACGCCATCCCGCGCCTGCATCCACTGGTACGTGCCTATGCGCGGCGGCTTGGTTTCGGGCAAAAAAGAACCGCCTTTGTCGGCGGCTGATTTTTGTTTCTCACCTTGTAGCGTCTGAGTGAGTTCGTAGATGTCACGCCTCGGTGGTTGCATCGTTGGATTGCACATAATGTCCCCCATGGAGTAGGCAGCCCGGGTCGGTGGGCTTGGTGGTAGTTGGTGAATACCTCGCCGGCGGACATGTACAGTCCTCGTGCCGGTACGTGTTGGTGCGGCGGGACCAAAAATCGGCGCCGCAACCAGGAACAGACTTGGGCATCATCGCCCCGCCTTCTACTCGGTGTCGTAGTGGTTAGATGTCGCGAACCGGTGGATGATTCGGAGTCGTTCGATCTCTTCCTCTTCAGTCCCGAGCGGTTCGCCATTGTGAGCAACCCCGTAGCCTTCGAGTCGCTGTCCGCAGTGGTTGTCCTGCTTGTGCCATTCAGCGGCAAGTTCTCCATCGCTGAATCGTTTGTCCACGGCGAGGATCGCGTACCCGGTGAACCCTGCCCCCACCCGGTACGCATCCGCCACAGGGTGCTTCTCAACAACCCGGAGCGAATAATCCGGGCCACGCACAGACCGGCTCATGGCCTCTCCTTGGGTAGTTGTATGTCCCGTGTGGTGGTGGGGACGAGGATGTAGGCGCGGAGGTCTTCGGGCATTGCGCGGAGTTTCGCTATCAGGTGTTCGTCGCAGGCGGGGAGGCCGAACGAATCCGTGGACGGCTCCGACGCCTCGGCCCGTGTTGCGGCGCGGGCGTTCACGGTTGCCCCCAGATCATGTGTCGTTGGCCGGGGAACACGTGCGGGAACCACCGATCAACCAGGCGCCTAGTAAGCGTCCACCGGCGGGCGTGACGGGCGGTCATGACCGGTCCTGCCTGCTGTACCATTCGATCCACTGTTGGATCCCCTGGAGCGCCTTATCGTCCTCGGTGTAGTAGGTGATCGAGGCGTTACCCATGATCTGACCTAGCCGCAGGTCTGGGTTAGCCATCCACAATTCACCGAGAGCAGCGAGGATAACCGGGATGCGCTTCTGATCTCGCCCGCTCATGCCCCCAGCCCCCATGCGGTGAAGTAAGCCTCGCGCTTGTCAGCCTTGACCAAAGACGGCAGCGCGCACCATTCAGCCTCCGTGTACCCGTGCCAGCGCGCTATCAACAACTCCCGCACATCCAACCGTGCCGGCTGCACACTCACCGGGCGGCGCTTACGAAAAAACCTCAGCATCACTATTCCCCCTTGATTCCTTGAACTTCTCGTACGCTTCGTCATCGCTGTTATCCGTCTCGTGACACTCAGCGTTATGGTCTGCGGCCCAACCCTCCGCAGTGAACTCGGTACCGTCACCGTCTGAACCGGTAGCGCAATCAGCGCAATAGGCGTAGTAGACCTCAGTCGTCTCAACCGTGGCGCTCATCGTTTGGGCCCTGTCAGGTAGTCCGGAAATTCCTTGAGGACGGCGGCGAGTTCGTCGTCGTCCAGGTTCTCCATCTCCCTGATCCACGCGTCATACCGGAAAGCCCGCGGCAAATAATAAGCAGCACCAAACACGGTTGCGGCGAACACTAAGACAAAAATGCCGTTCATGACTGCGCCTCCGGGTCGTAGGCTTCCCAAGGCGATGCGGCTTCGATGTACGTTTTGCCAGGTACGCGCTTCCAGTACTGCACGTTCGAGCCGTCACAGTCTGAGCTGACCGTGTACTCGTACCTGCCATCGTTAGTCAGGGAATCCACCCACAGTGGTTCCGCCTTTCGGTAACCAGCGGCAAGAATCGCCTCAGCCGCCCGGGTCCCCTGTTCAAAGCGGCTGATGATCCCGTGACCGCGATTCAACGTGTCTTGGTAGATCGCGCCCAGTTCGTTGATTTGCTCGTCTCGTGCGTTCATTGCTGTACCCCCTGTTGTTGTTTGCGCTTCCATACTTGGTGGCTGCCCCGGTTGCGGGTTTTGCTGGTGGATTTCTTGTAGCCCACGGATTCGATGAGGCCTTGGGATTGTGCGGACCTGAATGCCGCCCCGATCTGCGAAGACCTGTTAGGCGGTCGCATGTGCTTGCGGAGATCGTCTGAGCTGAACGACGGGTACTGGAGGGACAGGGCAACAATCGTCGCCACAGCATCCTCAGCCCACGCCTCATCCCAGTCATCAAGGGCCATTGCTTGGGTCATTTTTTCGCTCCTGTCCGTGCCCTGCGTTCGCGGTCGTACCGGTTCTTCGCGTCACGGCACGCCTGGCAGATGGGCACCTGGTGGTTACGGTGCCTGCTGTACCCGCCCAACGTGCCGCAGCGGGACGGGTCGAACGGGCGCCGGCGGTTATCGGCCCCGAGTTCCCCGCCGCGCATCGCCTTCCGGTAATGGACACTGCACAGGCCCTTCGCGTGATGCTGACCCGCGCAACCATCCAACGTGCAGATGCGATCCGTCGTCGGCTTAGGGCGCTTCGTGGCCCGCTCCGTGCCGTTGTAGACGTACGGGACAAACAAGTGACCAGTAGCGCGGCCCGACAAGCTGTAGCCGCGGACAATAAGAGGTGTGACGCTCATGCGGCACCACCGAACATCTTTTCCTTCTGCTCAGCGGTCAGCCGGTTGCCCTTGTGCCAGTAGCCGCGATCATCCCGCCACCACTTCGCCTCAGGCTTAGCCGTCATAGGGTCAAGGTGGTAGTAAGCGCCGGACTCGTCACGGGACAGATGTGCGTCATAAGCGGCAAGACCAATGAACGTCTCGCAGCAGGTAGCACAGTGCCCCGCGCCATCACCACCAGGAAACGACTTGCCACACTTCGGATGCGTTGCCTTGCTCATGCTGATTGCCTTTCACTCAAAGACTCGATGTACTCAGTTAGTTCCGGGGCCTCCGTGAACCACTCGCCCCAGTGATGCAGGTGCTTGAACTGTTGATGGAGTTGGCGTTCACGTTGACGCCCGCCCGGTTCGGTTTGGACCAAGACGATGCTTGACCTGTTGATCCCCTCAGGGCATCTCGTGGCATCCCCGCCGCGTATCTGCGAGAGCCTTTTTCGCGGAGCTATGGAGTAGCCGATCTTGATGAACCCTTCGCAGCGGAGGAAGTACACCGGGCCGATAGCGTCGTTCCTTTTCCGCGGCCGGGTCGCACGGGCTGGGTTTGGAGCTTGTAGTGATGCGATGAGCACGGCGAAGGCTTCATCTAGCTGTTGCTTCAGTGTCGGCTCATTGGCGTCGTCGTTCATACCGCGAGCCTCCGTGCGGCGTTGGCGTCGTTGATGTTGCGAATCGCCTGCAACGGCGTTGGATCCTTGTACGTGATGGTGCTGTAGAACTGCAGCATCTCGGCTTCGTCCGGCTCGTGAGTGAACGTGTCGAACCTGCGCTTAGCGAGCTTGGCGACTTTCTTGATGGTGGAGCGTTCCTGATCTGCGAGGTCTTCGCGGACCCTGTTCTCCCAGAAAGCGAGGGTAAAAGTAGGCATGGCAATATCACCTATCTCCGAGGGACGAACCCAAGGGTGAGGTTTGAAAAAGGGTGAGGTTTTGTTTCTTTAGGTCGCTTTAGGCGAAACCTATAAAGTGCCTGATCAGGCGGAGAGTTTGCGGAGTGCTGCCGCGATGCGGTCTTTGTCGTATCCGCCTTGCCTGGTTCCGGCGACTATTTGCGCGATTTCGTCTTGCTGTGCGGGGGAGAACCGGTAGAGCCGGCCGATCCTGTCACAGGGCCATTCGCCCGTCTGGGCTTTTCTGCGTACCGTGTCATCCCCGATCCGGTACTTCGCGGCCATGTCCTGCGTGGTGGCGTAGGACTCGGATATGCGGGCCATGGTTAGGCCGCGTCCCGGGCGGTGATGGTATCGGGGAGTAGTGCGGAGGGTGAGACGTTGATGGCGTCTGCTATTTTGAGGATGTCTTGGATGGTTAGGCTGCGTCCGCCTTTGAGGCTGCGGCGTAGGGTGGGGTATGCGATGCCGGTTTCGTCTGAGAGGGCTTTGACGTTGGTGCCCCGGATTATAAGGGCGTTGGCGATGCGGTTCCCGATTTCGGTGTCTGCGGTGGTGGCCCCAGCGGCCGGTGAAGTACTCATATGAGTACTCTAAGTGTCCGATCGGATAATTACAAGTACCGTATTCGACCAATCTTGATGCAATCCTGCGCCTATGCGAGTACTCCGAATATTGCTGAATGTGCAAATGCGATACTAAAATTGCGTCTATGGAAACTTATGAGCGTTACGAAGCCGCATTGGTTACCCAAATAAAGGTCGAACTGGTTGAGCGGGACATGAACCAGAAGGACCTCGCCGAGGCGGTAGGTATCGGCCGGCCCGCGATGAACCGCTACATGAAGGGGCACCAGAGTATGCCGATGCCAACGTTCTTTAAAGTCGCGGAAGTCCTGGGACTTAGCCCTCGCGAGCTGATGCAGCGCGCAGAGGCTCGGGTCCAGCCAGAAGCTCGGACGGCATGACCTCTGACCTGACGGCGTACTCGATGAGATCGCGGACGGTCAGCGTGCGCAGCTTGTCAGTTTCCAGCTTCAAAGGTATAGCCCCCGCATAAATCGAATCGACGTAACTGTCAGAAACCGTACGGCACGGCACTGACATTTGGGGGTCGGGCTCGCTGCTGAACGTCGATTCCCCTTGGAACATTGTGCCCCATGTGAGGCGTTGGAGGTCACTTTCGTAAGCGTACTTGGGTTTCATTGCGCGCTCTTGCGTGCCTCATTTGGGGCGCGTAACCTCATAAGAGGCGCCGTGGTGCCGTGACAATACATGTTGACGCAAAGGTGCCTATGCTATGCCAGTGCCATCCGGAACCCAGCCTGCACCAGGCCCCTTAGCTAAAGCTGTGTCCGCGCAGGTCAGGGCGCTAATGGCTGAACGCCGGATCACCGCTCAGGACTTGGCTGTGAAGTCCAGGCTGTCACGCTCCTACCTCGGCAAGCGGCTACGGGATGAGAGTAGTTTCACAGTGAATGACATTGAAGCGATCTGTGATGCGTTGGGTGTGGAGTTGGAGGTGTTCGCGGCTGATGTGGTCCGGCGCCGGAAGCGTGAGAAGGCCCGGGAGTAAGCCACAGAGCACGCAAGAAAGCCCCCGCGCTCCATTGGGGGAGTGCGGGGGCTTGTTGTGCTGTCAGGCCTCTATAACGCCTGTGAGGGCTGTTTCGACCATGGCGGCGGCGCGGAAGTGGGCGTCTGGGACGAGGTGCCCGTATGTCTTAGTTGTGGTGACGATGGATTCGTGGCCTAGCCGGTTGGCGAGCTCGTAGAGGTTCATGCCGGCGGCGATCATCATGGAGGCGTGGCTGTGGCGTATGTCGTGGATCCGGGGCCGTTGCTCCAGGTCTAGGTCCGCTTTCTTGACGGCGGCGTACCATGCGTCTAGCCATTGCCGGTGTTGCGGGTAGACGGCTGTACTTGGCGAGATGCTGAAGACGTGTTTCCCGCGTTGGGCTGCCTCCACTCGTTCGCGTACGGCTTCGACGGTGGACGGTGCGAGGGCCACGGTGCGGCGTGCTTTCTTCGTCTTGGGCGCCCCGACCGCCCAGCCGTCTTCCATTTCCTGCCACGCCTTCACGATCCGCACAGACGGCGTAGCGGCATCTAACTGGAAGTCCGCTGCCTGGAGTGCCGTCGCCTCGCCTAGACGCAGCCCTGATCCGATCAGGAGCCGCCACATGGGCTGATGCCACGGGTCGGCTTGGTCGATGACGGCGTTGACCTGGTCCATGGTCAGGAACATGGCTTTGTCTTCGGTGGCGTTGTCCTTGGGTAGAAGGCGGCCGTTGCATGGGTTGTCTGTTCGTAGGCCGCGGCGGACTGCTGAGTTCATGGCTGCGTGGACGAACCCGTGGACGTTGGCGACGGTTTTGGGGGAGCAGCCCTTTTTGGTCATGGCTTTGATCCAGTGGATGAGGTCGTCTTCTTTGATCTGGTCTACGGGCAGGTGTCCGAGGCCGGCGAAGTGGTTTTTGATGTAGCCGCGGTATCTCTTGATGGTGTATTCGCGGACGTTGATGAGGCGTTCGATGTGGCCGTGCGCTACTTCCTCGAACGAGGGCGAGCGGGACACCTGCCCGTAGACCAGATCAAAGA